TTGTATAGAACCATCGCCTATACCTGTTCCATCATGAAAACTAGCGTCATTTGCCGCTAAAAGATTCATTTTTGCGGCCGTTAAAATTTCGCCCGGCACAAAGTTCAAGTTAACATACGCCATATCATCTCACCCTTTCTACTTGAAATGTCTCAAATCGCTCAATAATCATACCTTTGTCACTGTACTTCAGTTCGTAATCTGCCTGCTCTTTATTGGCACTTTGTTTTAGTGCCACTTCGCTTTCTAATTGTGCCCGCTCAAATGGGCTCATAGCAAACGAATTCACCAGCTCTGCTGGACTAGCCTCGCCTGGCTGCACTGGGTTTATCGTTCCTCGCTCAAATTTAGATAGCCGTGTATCGTTACCAGTTAACGCTTCGTAGCCGATCATCGGAAACCCTTCAGGTGTTTTATCTAGCCTCTCGCGGGTCGTCAGAAATAGCCCCTGGTAGTCATAAATATCACGGTTGCCGCCTCGTCGCGGCGCAGTGATCGCCGAAAAGCCCTGGATTATCTTTGCCGGAAAACACTCAACCGCCACCACCAGATTAGTTTTCAGACACCTCACAAAGTACACCTGGCTGTAATGCTGAGCATAAAAATCCGCCATCTTCTCTAACTCAGCTTGATCTTGCGTTTGCTTGGCTGTTTCGCTATCCATTATTTCCTCCAATAAAAATACGACCGCCGCTCTGGTTGGTCGTATATACTGCTTACATTATACCACACTTAGTTTGCCAGCACATCTCCGCCATCCAGCGTTGACCTGTCCAGCTCAAACACGCTAACTTTTGGACGCTCCTCCACCTCCAAACTCTGCCGGAAGTTAGCATTCACACCACCCGCTAGCTCATAACTGGTGATAAAACAATTGAAACTATCCGCCAGCTCATCAATCTGCAAGTCTACCGTATCGCCGATCTGCAAATACGGCACAAAAAAGTTATCCAATTTGAATTGCCTATTTGGATTTGAGTATAGAGTTACGATATTATTAGCAATCGCTCTTGCGCCGCCGACATCCTGCACCAGATTATTTTCAATCTTCAGAATCTCTGCGCCAACGCCAGTTGACGTGTCGGGATTGATGCCATACTGTTCAATGCTCGGCTCGCTCATGGCATTTTCGGTAATTACTTGCGTCACCTTTGCTGGTACGCCCCATAACTGGATACGGTTAATATATCCGTCCACGCTTGAGTTATTGCGGAAGGTCATTTTGTAAGTGCTGCCGAAGTTGTATACTGATACCAGCTGCACGCTGATCGCGCCGCCAGTTCCGTCGGAACTCCGCGCACCAGAGTACATCGATGTACCAGAATTGCTGCTTGCGTGAATCGGTCTGTCCACGCTCACAGCGTAAAAGTCCCCGACACTATCCTGGAACTCAGCAAATATATCGATAGTCCCGCCAGCTCGTATCTTCGTCTGTTCGCTGCCTTGCTCCAGCTCCCACAATTTTTGAAACGCCTGCACCTTGAATGGCTTGGCTACCACCTGTGCCGAGTTTATCACTGGCGTTGACTTAATTTGTAGGTTAGTCAGGTTAGAGTAGCTGAACGTATGAGCCGTTGGCTGAGTCTTCGCCAAATGCGTTCTATTCCAGAACCGAATTATCCCCTGCTCGTCAACGAAGACCAACGCCGCTTCCGCCTCTGCCAATTCTTTTAGCAGATCGGTTACGCTCTTGTCCTTTGGCGATAAATAGCCAATTGCTACCTGCTGCGACCGGTCGATCTCAAATTGGTTGGCACTGAACCCCTGCTCAATCAGCAAATCCCTCACAATTTCGTGTGCAAACTTACCCACAAACGCTGGCAAATTGGAATATTTTGTGTCCAGGTAGGTGATTGCGTCAAATGCCGTCAGCTCCACTGTCTGCTCGACAATATTTACTGTCGGCGTGCCCACAAAGCCCACAAAGTTCGTGATCATCTCGCCGTCATATCCAGTTAATATCTTTATCGGTCGCCCCGCCTTGATAAATTTGCCAATCACTGGGTCTTTTTCTGGCAAAAATCGCCCCGTCGTATTATTTAACGTGATTGTCGCCTGAGCTGTGACGACGCCCCATGAGTAACTACTCACTTTTTTACTAATTTTGAAGTTCTTGACATAACGACTCTCGTCCGTGTACACATACTTGTCGAAAAACGTCACCACATCGCCCGACCCTTTCAGAAAATCTCCGCCGTCCAGTGCTGAGGAATCCAAATTAAAGAATCGAGTGGTTGGATTTATCTGCTTACTCCACCCCAGCATCACCGCGAAGTCGGTTTGTTTACGCGGCGCGCTCACCTTGCTGATAAAATTAGCCGAAACTGCCTGCATTTACACCTCCCGAATTGTTACGGTTAGGCTCGTCATCAAGCTGCCGCCGCGAATATACTCGTCGGTGTCACAGTCTGTCATAATCCCGTCAAACTGAAGCACGCCGTATTTTGATTGGTCGTTATAAAACCTCACCGTGCCAGCGGCATTAAAGATATCCTCAAAGAATCGAAACTGTGCTGGCGTTACCGCTGTAAATGTCATTTTGGCACGCTTTTTGGATGGAAAGCTATGCCTTTCAATACTGCCATTGATTGAAAGGTTGTCAGTCTTTACCACCACTGGCGAATCATCGTAGCCGCTTGGATAAATTGGTATTTCTTGACCGTTTAATCGTATCATCGGAGCGCTCCTAACTGATCAAGCCGTAGTCCCTGCGCTTTCAATGCTCGATTGATTTGTTTAGCAATGTTCACTGCATCCTCCTCGCTAAATTTCTCGTCTCTAGTGGTCACATTCACGGTGATATTGACATCTCGCGAGCCAACACCATCGCTTCGTCTATTGATTTGCGTTACCAGGCTCGCCATTTTACTTTCTGGCACGACCCATTCATTCTGTCCGCCGTCACCAGCATAAATAATCGAACCGCCGCCCTGCGGAGTGACGATACCGCCGGTCGCCATTCGTGGAATATGTAAACTTGGAATATTGCCAATGTGTACGCCTGGAATCTTATTTATAAGTCCAATTGCACCGTTAATCATGCCAATAAACCCGTTTGCCATCCTCTCGACCATGCTTAGTGCACCATTAACTGCACCCCTGACCGCACCGCCAATAGCATTACCAACGAAGCTGCCCAGCCTTCCGAACATTCCAGTAATAGTATTCCACACGCCGCCGAAGAACCCAGCCAGCCCGCCAAATATGCCAGTAATGGCATTCCATGCTCCGCGGAAAATACTGCCAAACCATCCCGCCACGCCAGCAAACACACCGACGATACCATTCCACACGCCACCAAACCAGCCAGCTGCCGCATTCCACACGCTCACGATAATGTTCCATGCGCCGGTAAATATTCCACCAAACCAGCCCACGACAGCCGAGAATATTATTACAATGCCGTTCCAGACATTAGCAAAGAACCCTACCACAGCATTCCACACCGCTACGATAGCGTTCCATGCACCCTGGAATAGTCCGGAGAAGAATCCGACCACCGCATTAAACGCAGCAACAATCCCATTCCACGCTCCCTGGGCGGCGGCGACTACGCCATTCCAAAAGTCCGTCAGCCATTTCTTGACTGTGTCCCAGTTGGCGATAATTAGCGCCACCACACCAGCAACAATAGCCACAATAGCACCGATCGGACCCATCGCCATTAGCCAGGAGGCAGCAATCCTCGCACCAGCCACTAACGCTTGTACGCCCATCATCACAAACGTCGCTACCGCCTTTGCGCCCATCACTACCGCACCAGTCGTCCATTTGCCGAAAGCTATAGCCCCTTGCACACCCATAATCCCAGCGTGAATTACGGCTTTGCCGCTCATCAGCACAAAGTTTTTTATAGCTCCGGCGCTAGCGATAGCCGCGTTCTTGATCCATGAGCCAAAAGCTATAGCTCCCTGAACCGCCATCTTGCCAGCGTTGACTGTCGCGGAAACAACAGTCTTCGCCAAGCTCTTGGCTATTTCAGCTGCCATTCCTGCACCCTTAACTGCCGCATTTTTTGCCATCACAGCAAACGACTTAGCCGCCTCAATGCCAATCTGCACTAGCTTCGGCAATACGATTGTGCCGATGACAATACCCAGGTTGATCAGCAGTGTTTTATTGTCGTTAATCCATTTCGTGATAGCGTTGAATACATCTCCAGCAACCTTTTTCGCTTCTTCAAACTTCGCAATAAACCAGTCTGCCACAGCCTGCCCAAAATCGCTCACTGCTTTCTTGGCATCATCAAAGAACTTACCGACGCTTTCGGCGATATTCTTAACAGTATTGCCAGCGCTCTCTAAAAAGCTCTTGATGCTATTTATGGAATCGTTCCAGGTATTTTTAATCCATTCGGCAGCCTTGCCGAAGATGTTGAATTTCATCTGGAGGAATACGAGAGCCGAGACTACGGCTGCGATAGCAACCGCCCATAACATCATTGGATTGCCGGTTAGTGCAACGCTCAGTATCTTGAAAGCACCAGCTGTACCCTCTATTCCTTTTTTATATTCATTAACCTGCTTAATCGCACCAGTTATGCCTGATCCGACCTTCATAATCGCCCAAGCACTCGCCAAAGACGTCAGTGCCGGCACTAGGTTGTTGATAATTGTGTCCGCAACCTTCTGCACCGTATCCTTATTCTCTTCCAGCCAATTTGTTGCATCCTCTACAGCTTTGCTGATTTTATCGAACACGCCGCCAGCTTTAACCTGCCCAGTTGCTGCATCCACACCGACAATTTTCATACCCACATTGGTAATTGTCTCCAGCAGATTACTCATGCGACCATTGAATGTGCGAGACTGCTTAATCGCGCCCTGAAAAGCCATACCACCTTCAGCGCTCGCCATCTGGAGCGCCTTGCGCAATACATCAGCCGTAACTTTGCCTTTCGATAGGTCATCGCCAAAGGTTTTAATGGAGTGTCCCGCACCCATTGCCGCAATGATATACTTCTTGAATCCACCAGCTCCCTGGTTAATAATCTGATACCAGTCTTGCGTCATCATTTTGCCAGTACCGATTGCCTGCGTAATTGGCAGTGCCAAGCCTTGCAAATCAGCACCGGTCGCGCCAGCCAAATCGCCCAAGTTTCGCATCCAGCCCATCAAATCCTGAACCGCCACGCCGTTCGCCAAGAACATTTTGGCAGTTGCCTGAATGGATTTGTTGTCGAACGCCGTCTCTTTACCGTACTGGTATAGCGTTTTCATGACGACATTCGTCGATTCTACTGATCCCGTCAGTGATTCAAACGACGATCGTAGCGACTGCAATTCAGAGGCACTTTTTACGAACGACATTAGCCCAAAGCTGCCACCTACCGCCACCGCAGCGACGCGCTTCAGCGTCGATTCAATGAATCCGCCCGCTTGGCTAAACGCATCCTTCAAATTAGCAGCATTGCCGACTAGTTTCTTACCTACATTGCTGCTAAAATTTTTAACGCTCGCCTGAGCAGTCTTCAAGGCAGCCTGCAAGGCTGATACGTTTGCTCGAATTGTCAGAGTGAGTGTGCTGTTATTCATCTTCCGCCTTCTTTTCCTAGCGGACGAAAAACAACAAAAAAATGCGGCTCAAAGTCCGCATATATTACCCATATTATATCACATCGTGGTATAATCCCTCCATAAGGAAAGGAAAAACAAACTGCCACCATGTTTAATCTATTTAAGAAGAAAGAGAAACTACCGCTACTCGCCAGTGGCGAATATAATGGGACGTACAATCCCATAAAAGATAGCGTTTTGTCGGCTGAGTTGGCATTCGATCACAATAGCGTTACTTTCTCGTTTGATAAAGGCATCAAAAAAGATATTGTGCGGAGTTTTGATTGGTCAGAAGTCGAGGGTTTCGACTTCAATTCAAAGAAAGAAGATAAAACCGTTGTCTTTCGTACAATATTGTATTTGAAGGACGGGCAAATCACTCTAGTTAAACCAATTGAAGAAAGCAACGTTCAGTACGGTATTATCACCACGCTAGAACCTCACTATAAGAAAATACGCGAGTTTGTCGCCCAAAAAATAACATCATCAGAAGGAGTTCAAAAATGAAACATCGCAAAGGCGGTTTCATACATATTATCATTATCATAATTGTTGTAGTTATTGGCATTGGTGCAATTGGAAGCATGGGATCGTCAGAAAAGGCAGTCAATCAAGCCAAAGAATCTGTTCAAAAAGCTGAATCTGACCCAAGCGACAGCAATATCAATCAAGCCAAGTCAGATATCAACAAATTACCAGAAGATAAACGTGGTCAGTTCTCTGAGCGCATTGCTAAATTAGAAAAAGCCAAGCAGGAAGAAAAAGAACGTACTGACAAAGCCAAGAAAGAGGCTGAGGAGAAGAAAAAACAAGAGGAGGCAGCCGCTGCCGCAGCTAATCAACAACAAGCACAATCACAATCACAGCCTGCCGCTTCATCGGAGCTGAATTTTAGCAACTGCAAAGAAGCACGTGCCGCTGGCTATAGTCACATACGCCGAGGCGAACCTGGATACGCACCACACCTTGATAGAGACGGCGACGGCATCGCCTGCGACAAGCACAGATAAAAGCAGAGGCAGCTTACTGCTGCCCCGCTTTATCGATCTGCTCCTTTTCGACTACCACCTCAACTTGACGCCGTGCTAGGATGGCCGCGGTAAACTCTTCTGGCTGATCCATGTATTCATCATACGTCCAGCCGTACTCCTTACAGATGAGCGCAATCTGAATCATCTTTGGCACTTCGCCAGAACCGTTGCGCAGCGCGCGGTCATATTTAATTGACCACGCCTCTATTCTTTTGGGAGCTCCTTATCCTTGCCGAAGACCTCCATGACCTTATTGCTGATTGTCTCGTAGTCGTCGCCAAATTCGCTGTCCATCAGCGCTTCAAATGGCTGTTCGCGGTTGCCACAGTATTCCAGCAGCAGTTTTTCAATCAGCTTGTCGCTCGCACCCATGACATTGCCCAGGTCAACATCTACATCACCGCCGCTAGCTTCCATCTCCTTGGTGGACATGGTTTGACCTTCCAGCATTAGCCGTCGGTACATACTGCGGTCGCGGTTACGAATAAACCCGCGGATAACAGCGCTGCGGCCGTCTTTTAGTTCGATAAACAGTTCTCGATTACTCATTTATTTGCTCCTAATACTCGTATTTATTAACCAGTTCCGCTTCGATAGTCTTGCCGTCTGTAATATTCAGCAAGCCCTCAAAGTTGATCGTCTCAGTTGAAATATCGCTCAGTCCGTAGCTCGGCTCACGGCTGGAAATTGCCACCTTGCTTATAGTAAACAGCAGACTGGTTGGCGTGGTGTTACCGGCTTTGTGGTTTTTGTCGATAAAGCCAAACTGCATTGCCTGAGTTGTACCGTTCAGCATCATGCCTTTGTAGGTGTCGTCGGTGTACAGTTTCTCGATTGAGCCGCTAACCTCAAAGTCTTTGTTAAAGATTTCCTGAATGTCATCCTTAGAACTTGACGTCTGAACTGCTTCCAAGTTTTTCTTAATTTCCAGGCTGAAACTCTTAACATCCTGAAGCTCTGGCGCTGCTGCTAGCCCGGCTGCATCGGCTGCCATTTTCAGCAGCACGTCCTTTGGAATAAACTCTGTCTCTGTTGCGTCGTATGCGATAGTAACGGTTGACGGCGTTACGTCCTTGGATTTTTTCGACATCAAGCTTACTTCAATCTTCGGATAGTCATCAGGTGTCCATGAAATCTTAAAGCTCTCAATCATGGCGTACGGAAACTGCCCGCAAAACACCGATTCCTTAATGGTAATAGTCGAGCTAATATGAGTATTCTCATTATTCAGCGAGAACAAATGCTTTTTAGCCCCCGTATCGCCAGCAACAGGCGTCGTTGCGGCTTTTTGACCAAACACTAGCGCCAGCCAGTAATAAAGTCCCTTTGCCCACGTCTTGCCGCCGATTGAACCCTCGCCTTTGACGCTCATCACATCGACAGCGTTGTTTTTAGTGATGTTATTGTACGCCGATTCGTTAGTTTTCGTCTCTGGCGTGTCCTTAAAGCTAAAATCCAGCTGTGGATAAAAATACGTCGGCATTTTGGCGGTGCCTCTGGTTTCTTCCAGCGCCAAACCCACAGCGGTCTTTCGACCTGTTACAATCTTTTTCTCTGCCATTATTCCTCTCCCTCCTTATTTTCGGCTTTGGCTTTTTTGACTGCTTCTTCAAAGCTTTCTGCTTCGACAGACACGCCGAACTCTGGCAGATAAAATGACTGCTTCGGTGCGGGTGCTGCTGGCTGATTATCTTTCTTCACGGTTATCCCTTTCTTACGCGAAATCAGTCAATGGACAAAAGAAAATGCGACCAAGGCTGATCGCATATACTACCCGTATTATACCATGGTGCTTACATTTATCCAACCATATCGCGAGTACGCACCGTAAATCGTATTAAGGCTTCATTGGTAAATACACTACCACCCCGCTCGCTCACTACATACTCAATTTCTGTTTGACTACCCAGGTCAATTATCAGCTCGTCGGATTGTTCGTCCTGGAATCGTCTCAGCACAGATAAAATTGTCTCAGGTAGTAATTTATTCTTAGTGTCTCGCCCGCAAATCATCTTTACCAGTGCCATATGGCTTCCGCTACGTTTTGCCGTGCTATTAAAATCCCTAGTAAGGTCATATGCCACGTTGATTAACACCGTCGAGTGAGTTTCGATTGAATGCGAGGCATCATCAATGACACTCTGCCGCTCGTAACTAATAAAGCACATCGGCAAGCTCGATTTATCCACCACCATTGGGTCGCCAAGGTAGTATTTATTTCTCAGCTCTTTCGGGCCGTGCTCGTTCAGCAGATTGCGTAGCTTTGCTAAAATTGGGTCTTCATATTGCATTATCGTTCTCCTTCAGCTTCTAAATAAACTTGTAATCGCTGGCGAATGTACCGTGCCTGCGGCTCGGTCATGCCCCACATCTTGCGAGCTGGCATGTTTTTCGTGCCCATCTGATGATATTTGAAATAACGCGTTGGGTTTTTAATCACCACTTTATCGCTGTATATTTCCGCCTTAAAGCCATCCTTCATTTTGCCTGTCCTATTTAGTAGCGGCCACGGATAATTTCGCTTACGTTTACGCCACTGCGCACCAAAAACTGCACCACGTTTACCGCTAAAGTTCTTGGAAATCTCATCCAACATAAAGTTAGCCGCCTCCTGCAACGGTATCCGCAAACTACTAGCACGTTTCCATCGATTTAGCAGCACCTGATTAAACTGCTTCAGCTCCTCGCCATCAACGGTGATAGAAACTGGTACTCTCTGCCCATTCATCTACCAACACCGCCAATCCAGCGAATCTTCGCTACTGATATGCGGCTTTTTTGCAAACAGATCGCCGTCATCCCGCGCTGCAAAGCCTTGAGCATTCCTTGCCTGCGCCCCACCACAGACAGCGGCAATCAAGGTACTCAGTTTTTCATTTGCCAGCTCCAGCTTCTTGTAGCCATCCTTGCTCGTGTTCTCGATGTCTTCATTAAAGCCGTAATCCCGCACCAGCAGCATACCAGCAGCCATCAGCCGTTGAATATAGCGCAGCGTCGGCTTATATTCTTCAGTCCAGGCGGCGTCACACGGAATCTTTGATATAATCTCGCTCAGCGCTTCAGCTCGCACTTTCTCGACGTATTCAGGCTCTACACTAGAACTAGCAAAGCGTACTGACACCTCCTGCCCAGAAACAACCGGCTTTTCCAGCGTAATCAACGCATTGGTAGTGTCTACTTCGGTTACTTTGACTAGCTTATTGTCCACCAGCACTCGCACATCTTTTACGTCAACCGTATCGTCGCCGTTAACATCAGCCAGGATATAGTCTCCTAGCGAAATAACCGAACTGTTAACGTCGTTAAATTCCAGTAACTGGCGGTGATACAGTCCCGCTTCCTGTAATATGTCTTTGATGGTTTGGTCTATCTCGTGCTTCATAATTTCTCCTAATCCTCAGACGAAGGCGGGCGAATCATCCCCCGCCTCAAGTCTGTCGACTAAGAACCTTTCACAGCCACGATGAACTGCATTGCTTGGTAGGCTGCGTCGTAACGACCACGCAAGCCCCAGCTAAAGATGTCAGTCTCGAACGCTTTATCGCTGTTCAGGTCGTTTTTCGCAACTGGTGCACCAACCTTGACGCGTTCAGCGATTGTCAACGGACACATACCCTCTTTAGCTGCCACTAAGAATGCCGCTTTGCCGGCGATACGTGGGTCAACGATCAGCTCAACACGTTTGTAATTGGTGTTGCTCTGTCCATTGTCCAACTTCTCGCGGAGCAAGATTTTCTCAGCTTCCTCGCGGTTTTCCTGGCCAACAATCAAGTGGGTTGGAATCGGGTTGATAAAGTCGCCATCAGCATCTTTCATGCCGACCAACGCATCAAAAGCCTTACTAAATGTTGCAGCACTGAATGCGCCAGTAACCAAGTTGCCACGATCAGCGTGGAAGAATGGCTTACCGTCGCTCAAGTTAGCTGTAAAGCCAACAGGAAGTGCTGCCACAGCCAATGCGCCATAGTGGCGGCCACTCTTAGTAGTCATCACGCGGGTTTGGTTTGGAATCTGGCCGAGGTCATCATCTTCAATCTTTTCACGTTCAACGTCCAGAGTTGACTCCCACTTTCGTGGAGCAATCGTGTGTACAGTGTTGTCAGCTACGCCGTGTTTGCGCTCTGACTTGAACTCGCGCATACCAGGCACGCTGTTGAGTGTCACGATGTTGTTGACTGCACCCGTCACTTTTGTGATGTCGTACAAAATACCCAACAGAGGGTCTTTGTATTCTTTTTTAGTCGTCTTGTATACCGTTTTAATGGCGGTATCAAGCTTTTGTAGCATTGCTCTTAAATCCATTTCATATTCCTTTCTTAGCTCAGGCGAACGCCTACAGTTTTATTGTCAATAACTTCAACAATCTGTCCGATTGCCGGTGCGGTGCCACTGACGGTTGTTGTTACTTTGTCGGGTGTAGCGATGGCAACAGCCTTGCCTAAATCAGCAGCCGCTACTGCGTCGATTGCCAGCTGGAACACTCCAGTTCGATAAACTCGCACCTCATTCTTGATTAGTCCGCCAGTACTCTCCATGGCGACACCTAAGAATGGCTTTACTCCAGCTTCTGCTGCCTTAGCGTTACCGCTAGCGTCAACAGTAACTAGTTGTCCGCGATTGATCACGTTGCTACCAAATGGAGCCGAAATCAAATCGCCGTCTTGTCGTAGAAATGTCATTATTGATTCTCCTTCTCACGCTTTACTTCTTTATAATCTTCTTCGTTCAGTCCGAACCGCTCGATGTCTGCTTTATCGGAGTCGTTCAACTGAACTTCATCACCATTTCCATTGCCGCCTTCACCGCCATCTTCGCTCAATAGCCGCATTGCCGGCATTGCCGCAAAGAGTTCCGATAATAGCACATCAACAGATTTGGTTTTCTTGTCAGATAACTGCACCTTGGTGTCTTTGGCGGCGCAGAGTGCCAAATAGCTCTCTTTTTGAGCCGGGACAAGTTTACCCTCAGAAAGCAGCTTCTCATATTCAGCCTCAGCCTGCTTTTCCGATAGCTCTCGCTTCTGCTTTGCCAGTTCGGCTTTTTCCCGAGCCAACTCAGCTTTCTCAGCTTCAAGCGCTTTCTGCTCGTCAGACAAATCTTTCTTATCAGATAGGTTATCCTCTCCAGACTTGTCCTCGTCTTTATCTTCTGGCTCTTTAGCGTCGGCGATTTGTTGCTTTACCATCTCCTCCTGATCTTCAGGAACTTCAACGTCTGCACTAGCGGCGACGGTTGCGGTCTTCTCCTCACCGTCTTCCTGCCACTTCACCTCGACGTCAAAATCACGGTCGTTAGTTACTTTTACCTTATTCATCCCATTCTCCTCTCTCTTGTTATTAGATGAATCACTAAGCACAATGGCTGCCTGCGACATGTCAGACAGCGCCGGCTCAAAGGCGTGCATGCCTTTGAGATACGGGTCGGTCACTAGCCCCACATGTTGGAGCACCGCACCCTTGAGTGAGCCATCTTTCTTGTCCTTGTATTGCAAATCCATACCCATTGATACATTTGGAATCAGGTTTTTGTCGATTTTATCGGCAACTGCATCGTCGCGAATTTCTATCAAACCGTACAAGCCGTCTTCTCGTGCCTCCAACTCCAGCAACTCGCCAGTATTGAGGCTTGCCAAGCTTGAGCTATCATACGGGTGTCCTAATGGCACCGGCACGTAGTCCAAAACCTTGTCATTGAAGTTTTTTACCAACTGATCAACTAGATTCTTGTCAATAACCAACTTCGAATTATCCCAATCATTTGGGTCTATCCATTCTCCATACGGGCAAAGCTGTTTCCAATACCGCTTATACTCGCTCTTGCCCTCGTCGCTCAGGCGGATGTTGTCTCTTGTCTTTGTCGAAACTGTAAACATATTATTTCTCCCGATACACTCCAAGAGAAATTTGTCCCAAAAGAAAATGCGACAAACTCGCTTGTCGCATATACTGGTCGTATTATATCATACTTGTGGTTAAAGCAAAACTATTTGTTTTTATGTTGCTTTTCCAGCTGTTCGTCTAGGTATTCAGAATCCATTTGCCAAATAGTGTGCATCCGTTGAACTGCTCGGCTCGGTTTGTAGTTTGGATCGGCGAGGCGCTTCTCAACTTCCTTGGCTGTCTTATTCAAACTAGCCATCATTTCATCAGTCAGCAAGTTCTCTGATTCATCAGCGAGGTATTTAGTGTCCTTCGTCATTTCCACATCAGCCATGATAATTCCATTATCTAACTTCTTAAGTCTTTTTACAACAAACTTCTTGCCTCTGGACAGCAGATACTCGCCCTCATTTATCATTGAGGTAACGCCATTATCTGCTAGCACTTTCTCCATATCTAAATACGGCATATCCTTTGGAGCCTTAAAAATAAATACGTATTTATTCGCATCAGATTGCTGTGCAAACTCTATTGACACATCCTGACTGGTGGATGTAGAAAGAAAATTAGGATTATCGACAATATCATTAACCGACAACTTTGATTCTAGCCCAATGCCACGATACAGTACCACATCTTTCTCCAACTTCGTCTTCCTGATCGCTTTATCCAGCTGCTTAATGTCAGCCTCAGCATACTCGTTCATCGGCTGACGCCCTAGTAGCGCCTGATTGATATTTATAAACCCATTGCCCTTGTATGTCTCGACACTCAGTAGCTCTGCCTTGGTGTACTGTGCCATGTATGGATTCTCTTCAATCAGCTGCGGCTTCGGCGTTCTCTGAATCTTCTCAATGTTGTGCATCTGCGTGTTGTTCGGCGGGTTTATCTCATCCTCTGGATTATCGCCGAGAAGTCTCGTAAAAGTCGAACGGCAGTTAAAATGTCGTGGCGGGATGTACTCAGGATAGGTTTGCCACTCCTTCCACGTCATCACCTTGCCATCCAGCGCGCTACAACCAGGCGACGTTCGTGCATCCAGAATTGCCGAAAACTCCAACACATCGTCATCGTCCCATACTGAATTACGCCCGGAATTGACCGCTTGTGCGATTGCGTACGACGCCGTGTCCATCAGCTTCGTCGCAAACCACGCCAGAATCAGCTTCAGAATCTCAGCGCCGTAATCAATCGGTTCATCATCTAGCACTACTCTGTTCATTACCAGGCTTTTAGCGTAATTGGTTAAGTCATCCTGCTGCTTCTCGATAATCCAGTTTATGTATTCAACGGCCGCCTTGGTTAAATCACTGCCATTCTTCGCCGCTGGCTTGCTCATTTCGTCGCTGGCGCTGATTTTGCCAACCTGATATCCCTGCTTAAAGAATGACACCAGCGTTCGGCGGTACTCTACTGGGAACACTACCGCATCAATATCACTCACCAGCTTCGATTTTGCGATTTCCTGGCTGATTTCCTCCGCCACAGTCTCATAAACTGGGCGGATTTGGTCTAAAAAACGTTTTTCTAGCTCCTGCCATCTGGCGTCAAGCTTCTTCAGGCTCTCGCTCGGTTCATGATTGTGATTATCGCTCATCGTTCGTTGACCAGTCGGCGTGCCGCCGACCTCTTTCTCCTTGCCGGCATTGCTTTCAGTATTTTCAGCCTGCTCGGTGCGTCGCTGCTTAATCTTCTCCACGTCAAAGCCCAGCCGCGTCGCTGTTGCGTCCTCAATCTCGCTCGCCATTGCATCAGACATGCGGTCTTTCTGAATCATCGTCGTAAAGGCGTTAAATATCGCGCCAACCACTTCATTGTCCAGCTTCTCGAATGCGAAAACCGGATAGCGTGGTTCGCTAAAGTTAATATCAATCAAATCAGCGATGATGTATTGGTTAATGTGCGCCGCCAGCTTATTCATGACGGATTCTAGGCTCATACGGAACATCTTTGCTTGCGTATCGCTTAATGCAAAGCTGCCAGTTGAGCTCGTCCCCTGCGAACCCAGCAGCATAAAGTTAGCCAGGAACACTCTTGCCATCTCAGAGTTCTGCCGCTCAATCGATTGGTGCGGATCGCGTCCCTCAGAGTTCAGTACTTCAAGTTCGTAATTTGGCGGCAAAGTCGCCGTTGAATTGACCTTGCCTAAACGACTTAATACATTCAATACTTTCGACATTACTTTGTCATCAGCTTTTGCAAGCGTATCGCCAGTATTTTTCAATACCTTTGGCTTGATAGCGTCATTTTGCAAAGCAATGCTATCCAAATATTCCAACTTCCACTTCTTGTCATAGTTTCGCCAAAGTGCCGTAAATATTGAACGTCCGTAATACTGATCGTATCGCTTGCCTGGCGTAAATAGAAACGTTTTGTAAGCTGGAATATCCACTGTCGAGCCATCTTCTTGCGTTTGCCTAATTCCTTGATAGCCTTCCTTCAAATCGCTCTGAATCTCTACACTCCTCGAATCGCGTAGCGCCAGCTTCTTCAGCTCGTAGCGGTTATTGTTTAGTCGATACACTTTCTCCCACACCTGAAAGCCGTCAACTAGCGCCATCATTGATTGGTCGAGAAACAAATCAAACGGTGTTTCAATACCGCCTTTATAGCTCTCGCTCAGTAAGTTGTTTCGCACGAACTCTGCTTGTATTCTCGCCTCAGTGCTCTCGTCGGCAGGCTTAATGTCATACTCGCTTGCTAAAATCGGCATAGTCAGGATATTGAATAGCGCCTCGACAGTGCCATCGCGCAGCATGTCGCGGTAATCAGTGATTTTTCTCGGGCGGTTTAGCTTTATTCTTTCAGCTTCATAGTCTGTAAATACACCAGTACCAGCACTACCAATCTCGCGTAGTCGGCTGCCTGTATTTTTATCGTTATTCTTACCGCTCAAGTTTACCAGCTTCATAATTTCTCCATATAAAATACGACGCCTTTCGCGCGTCGTATATACTTACCCTGATTATATCATACTTATACTTAATCCGACCATTCATCGTCATCTAGCTCGTCGTAATAATCACCAGCGGTCTGGAAATCTTTACTCGACACTTGATTCACTCCCTCCACCAACAGCAACCGCACCGCATAAACCACCATGTCCACCATGTCATCATGTGTGCCCTTCGGAAATTCAATCAGCTGCTCGCGCAACGCCTGCCCATTCTGAATATCCTTGACGATGTATATCCTGCCAGCCTCAAAGAATCGGCTCACGGCCAGCAGTCGCCGCACCTTGTCTTTATCAGGCTTCAAACCAATGACAGGTAGTCCCGCCAGCAAATCCCGAAACACCAGCCCTAGCGCGCCCTCCTCAATGCCAATCACCTGCGGTTCGTATATTTCATCAAGCTCTCTCACTGTGTTGGCAGTTACACTCGGCGACGTTCGCTGGTTACGGATGGCGCGTATGTAAACATTGCCGTCTGCGTACAGGTCAGCAACGCCCATAGCCGTCGGGTCGGCCGTCTGGCGTTCACTGGCGGCGGGGTCGATTGTCAGCACTCGTGCTATCCTTGAGTGTTCATCTGGCACCTGGCTCGGCTCACATTCCTTAATCCAATCAGGCTTGATGATAGCATCCTCTTCACTGAATGGCTTGTGCTGATACTCCTGCGCAAAAGCAATGCTTCCAATGAACTCCTGATCGCTCGGGTCATCTCGCATAGCCCTCAGCTTTTCCAGGCTGCGGTGCTCCGGCCACAAAGCACGCTCCGTGCCGTCCTCCTCGGTGGTGATTGCGTAAAACACCCGCGTTTGCCAGCTCTTAAACACGTCTTGCTGTTTCATCACCTTATTTACGAGGCTGTCGAAGTGAAGAATCGTGCCAATAATGACAGCCCGCCCGCCTCTTGCTAGTGCTGGTATTGCTGCCTTGGTAAACCAATGGTATAGCTTCTGGCGTTGCTCGGAGCTCTTGATGTTTTCGTCGTTCTCGATGTCGTCAAATATCATCAGCGTTGGTCGGGTGTGTCGGTGGCGAATACCGCGGATTTTCATGCCAGAGCCTTTAGCTGCGTACTTAATGCCATTACTCAACACGAATTCGCCATCTTGCCAGTCGTCACCTTTCATATCGCCGAATAACCATCTGATCTTCGGATTATCTTCAAATTCATCTTTTAGTGCATTGATGAACTCAGCCGCCTGTGTGTACGTATCGCTGATTATCACCACGAACTCTTCCTGCTTAAAACATCCAGCCCACAGCGGATACGTCATGTCTACTGTTGTCGATTTTGCGTGTCCACGTGGTGCGATAACGCCAACTCGCCGATTATCCTTGTTGCTAATCAAGTCTAATATCTCTTTATGGAATGGTGGCGTTTCCAAAGGAAAATACGGCCGTGCGATGAACCAGCCGAAAAGGTGGATATTCTCCCGCCGCTTAAATATCGCCAGTAGATAACGCCGCAGTTTGTCGCGGTCAGTGTTCCAGTATTTGTCGCAAAGCCGCAAAATATCCGCTCTGGTGAGATTATTCAAAGATGGCTGATTTGAGCTCGTCGTCATCAATATCGCCTTCCTCTTTTGCTTTTCTCAGCTTCAGATCTCGCTCGTCCCTCCAGCCGCAGACGTTTTTCATAGTAAAGATAGCAAAGCTTGGCGGCGCAGCACCGCTCAAAGCCACGTCGACGATGAACTCGCGTTGCAAATCCTTGGCGGTATCGTAGGCTTCGGCAAATTCTGGATGTTCAGCACACCAGTTTTTCAGTGTATTGCGGTGAACGCCAATCTTACGTGCAAAACCTTCAAACCACGGAAAACGTTGCGGCAGGCGGCGCGAGACGTATTTGCCGCCCTCGGTGCCGGTTATCTCCTGTTCTCTAATAATTTCCAGCGGCTCGATTGAAAAATAGTCAATAAGTTGCTGGCAATATTCTGGCTTATATTTCGTCGGCTGTCCTGGTTCTGGCTGTTCAGGCTGTTTTGGCGGATCAACAGGTGGCGTTTTCGGCGTATCCTTAACAATCCCGCGCAGCTGCTGCTTCGGGGACTTGCGTGCGGGCTGCTTACCTCTTCGCCTGTTCCTGCGCATCATTTTTCTGGTTGCCATGATAATTTCTCCAAATAAAAAAGCGGCTCTTTCGATCCGCAATTCTATGGCTATTATAACATAAAAGAGGCGGCACGTAATTCGCCACCGCCTCAGTCAACCTTTTAGGCGCACACATATTATTGACGTTTACGCCCATTATGTTTTAGCTAGCTTGATTTATCCACGTCATGAACTAAAGTCAGCTCATAAGATTTTCTAGTAAAATACTGAATAGTATTGCCGACGATGAGTTGCGGGTCGTATTTAACCACGAACACACCATTCTTATATCCAACAACTACACCCACTACTACTCTGCCGTCTTTATCAATATTTCGAGCGAACGCCACTCTGTCGCCGATTTTTATTGTGCATTTCGACGCCAACAAGTATTGCTCTCGCTTGCGCACGTCGGCCGCCTCCTTAATATTTCTAACTAGCCCCATTTCAAGCCTCCCTATTACCTTTGCTTATATTGCAACTTCTATGTGCCAACTGGCAATTCTCGATTGTTGTCAAGCCACCTTTACTAATTGGAATGATATGATCAATCGTACAATCTTTCATTGTCTCAATCGGCTTGTCGCAGAGTGAACAGATTGCTCCATTCTTATTTATCAGCTGTTTGCGGATAAATTGCGTAGTGCGAGTTTCTTTCAACCTGTAAACTCTAGGTGTCGGCGTTTTGTAGTTGCGTCCTTTGATCTTACGCTTCATCAGGCACACTCCTCGATATAGGAATAGACATTGCTATATTAACTTACTGCCTATTAAGAATATTGCCACCATAGCCGCTATAAACAAAATTATGATTACCGCGTAACACATATTAGCTATATGATTAATGCGTCCTAGGCTTTTTTCTAATTCTTTATCTGTCATTTTCAACTCCTTTCACAAAAAACAGCCACCGCGTCATTCCAGACTTGTCACCGAAGGCTGGTTTTTGAGGTAATATCTTTAGTAATTATGTGGTTTTAATATCGCGCTCGCTCCACTTCATAGCTACGACGCAGCCAGGCTTGACGACACGTAGGCATTCGCTCAAACCTTTACTCAGAGTCTCTTGCCAGGTGTCTTTGTCTAATTTGCCATATTTTTTGGCAAGCCAGCTGTTCTTGCCGCAGTTGATGAGGTGGGGTGGGTCGAAAACGACGAAATTAAAGCACTCATCAGGAAACTTCATGTCGGTAAAGTCTATAACAAAGTCTGGGTTGATTTCTAGTGTTCTAATCTTATCTCTGTCTTTCATCTCGACGGTTTCACGCCGGCGATCTATATACAGAATATTTGGGTGGTCTTTGTCAAAGTAAAACATACGGCCGCCGCAGCAAGCGTCAAGTATGGATGTTGGGGTGGTTTTCATTTCTCCTCCAACAACTCAGGGTTTTCGTGAATATTGCCGACGACCTCAATTTTCGAAAAACTGATAGATATATCATTTAGTGATTCTGAAGTGTCCTTGATTGGGTTGTACAGCTCAAAGCCACAATTTTTGAAAACCACGACGCCATATTGCCACTCAAAAACTTCGCGCTGATAGTTGGCGTTGCGATATTTTGCGATATCGCCCTCGCGGATTTTATTTTTAACGATATCAATAGCGCCAGTTTCCTGTTCTACTACATATTTTTCAGGATTATTCAAAATTTCGGCAAAGCTTTTAATTAGTTTGCCATCACAAATTTTTTGAATATCATAAACATACTGCTTTGATTCAACCAACCAGCAGCGAAAATGCTTTATTGAGCGCTTATCCTGTTTCATCTAGATTTCCTTTCCGTCCTTAAAGCATTTTGAGTATCCCATTTCGCCACCAGCTGTTTTACAGCGAGCTTCAGTGTTCATGTTCTGAATCTCTTGCTCGGACATTTGAAATCCCCAAGCAATAAACAGTGCAAATAAAGTAGCAATTACTAAAGTTATTATTGCGGAAATAGCTATGTCGCTCCAACTATTATTAGATGAATTAAAATCTGTTTTCACTCTCTACTCCTCGTAAAGTATCTTGTTTACAACTTTATTTTTCCTCTTGAAATGTCTAATTTGACACAGCGCCGCGAGCTCACTTCGATCTCGCCACTGGTGAGCATGTCTAACAGTTCTAGGCACTGCTCATCGGTTTCTGCGCCAATATTAAAGATTAGATTACTAGGACCACGTATACCAAGTTCCCAGTCGATAATTGTGTACAATACTGTTTTCTCGATATTGAATGGTCTGGTCAAAACTGCAAATGCTGTATTAGACGCTCTAACTGTATAGCCATATCTTTTTGAGCCAAACCATATTTTAGTACCAACCGGGACGGCTCTTGGAACATAAATATCTCCTAGTTTCCTGTTCATGTTGACATCTCCTTTCTCTATGTCCACAAAATTAGTGGTTTAGTTGATATTAGTCGTTTACCAATCACTCATCCTGTCTTGCATTACCTTGCTCTATTGCTTTATGCATAGGCACTTCTGCCATATTGTAGCTAGCTAGCTGGGCTCGGGTTAGTTCTGCACGTTTTTCTTCTGTTAGTTCTTCGTTGTTGTCGTCTTCTGTCTCGTACTGTGCAAATAGTTCATGTTTCATTACAAATGCGATATTAGTTTCACGCTGTATTCGCTTTAACTCTGCACGATAGGCTCTCAGGAATAGATCTACGGCGTATTGTGCTTCTGCTGCCTGGGCTGGGGTACATACGGCTATAAAGCCTTTTAGGGCGCGGTTGTGTCTACTCCTCGACGTCCATAGCTCGGGGTGCTCTTTACTGGTTGCAAATCTATACATAACCTGTGCCGCTATTGTTTGCTCGCTTTTGGTTAGTTTGCCCGTTACAATTAGGTGTTCGCTGCATTTTTCTGAGGTATCGTTGATAAGATCCTCGTATGATAGCCCCTGTTTGGCGCAGATCCTTTGTAGGATACGCTGGGCGGCTTCTTTCTCGCCGCCTATACCAGTTCGAGCGAGCTCAACTATTTTTAGCGTTCGCTCATCTACTGTGTTGTCATTCGTCATAGTTCATATCATCCATTCATTATTTAATTCAACCGCATAACTGGTGAACAGGGTGGGATTTGAACCCACGAACCCTTACGGGGACAGATTTACAGTCTGCCTGCTTTAACCACTTGCATACCTGAACATCTTGGCTATATAAGGTGATGATTTGCCGAGGAGTTCTCATCTCGCGTTAGCTCCATAATCTTCAGAACGTGCTAGGCATTCATATTCTTACTAATCAGAGGGGATTTTTACTCGTATAGTCACATCACAACTCCCGAGCAGCTGTGCTATTTTTCATACAGTGCTTTTGGTCAGCTATCCATGACCTGCTGCTTATGAGCGTCTACCTATTCCGCCACTTATATAGCCAGTTGACAACACCAGGTGTATAGCATTAACATGTTTTGTTAATTTGGTTGATGTTGCCAGTTGAACAGACGATACACGTTGCACTACGCCAAAACTTACTCTCAAAAAAGGCTCACAACGTTTCACGATTTTTCGGTCACGCGCCGGGGTGGGATGGCGCGCCAGAATAGGGATTGTGCATATCATCTGTCCAGTTGAATAGACAATCGGGTGGGCTCGAACCACCGTCGCGTACGTGTTGCAACACGGCTCTACCATCTGATTTACAATTGTCTATCCAGTTATGCGGTTGATGTTAATGTTCGCCCAGTTTTTCGACGTGTGGTAGGTCACTGGTAAACGACGTTTACCCTTTCAGATATGCAAACACCAGAACTGTCGCAACTAGGATGTTATAAATAATCTGAAGTACGTAGCCGCTGCCATCCATTGGCTTTCGAGGTTTATCTACCAGAATCCAACCAAATAAAACTGTAATCGCCGTTATCACTAAGTGGATTATTGTAATTGTTGCTCCAAAAGTTTCCATGTTATTCTTGCCACCAAAATCCTTTCTGCTCAGCCTCAGACGACTTGTCGCCGTCTTTCAAACTACCAGCTGGCTTATTATTTATCTTGACCGCGATATCTACATCCCGAATGCCGTGCTCGAGTAGCCATTTCTTGGCTCGCCTAGCATCAGATTCGGTAGCGTAGGTCTTTGCGTGCTGCTTGTTTTTCTCGTCGCTCCAGCGAACCGTGAATGTGCAATTCATCAGAGACATTACATATCCTCCAATTTCTTGCGCTTGCGGCGTTGCTTCTTGCGAAGTGCTTTTTTAGTCATTTGGATCCTCGATCGTACCGCCAAGTAATTCAAGACGTTTGGTAAACTCTTCCTCAACATCTTTGTCGCTGGGTGAATAAAATGTTTCAAATCCAATAGTAAATTCAATCTCGCTTTTGTTTAGGTCAGGTATACTCTCGTACCGAAGATTGAATCGTTTACCGTCAATGTCAGCGTTGATCAATCTATACGCCTGCTTGCCAATCCATACCATGTGCGGAATTGTGAATGATGTAAGTCCTGTCATCCTTACAACCCCAAAATCCACAATATCAATCTGCCAAAAATAACTATGGCAGCGATTCCAGCTAACGAAACTAAAATCCCGCCGATCAAATAGCCTATGATATTTGCCACTTTTTTCATTTTGCTATCCATTGATTACTCCTCTTCAAATTAGTATTTTTTTATACACCCTGCTGTTGTAATTCCCGGCGCAGCAGCTGGCTTTCCGTTAACTGCTCTCTTTCAGCCCTGCGATGTTCATCAGCGATAGCCGAGACTTCATTGACAATGTCAATGTCCGCCAGCGTCATCTGGTCGTAAAACCAATTACCAAGCTCGAATCTATCGCAGAACTCCGCTAACGGCTCATCTTTTAAGTGCAAATCCAGCGCGATAACATCAAGCTCATCAGATAGATACTCAAACAGCAATTCTGTCAGTATCCTAATGATTAGTTTTCGGCTCACTATTTCTCCTTTCTTATTTCCTCGATCGCACCCTCGTCGGGTAGCCACAAATTGCAACCAAAACTGTAATTCTACTGTCTTGGGGGTGGCTCAAATGTGCGAGGAGCTCCTGCGGTTGACGCCCCACCCTATATATACGAATCTGGCCACCCAAAGAGGGTGCGATGTTGGTTGTTAATGTTCTTCTGTTCTGCCGATTTCTTCCTCAACGTATACGCCACCGATATCAAAGATTGAGCGTATGGCGTTTGCTTCAGCACACTTCGCTAGCATTACTCGCGGCATGGTTTTCCACGTCCCCATAGCATCGCCAGCACGATATTTACCATACTCATCGTCAGAGGCGTGAGTCTTGGCAAACTCGTCGTAATACGCCGTGTACTCGCCAATCTTGACCGCCTCAAACGAACCGTCAAACCTACCAAATACTTCTACGGTTGCTGAATCCAGCTTGGTCTTTTCAGTGTCTTTGTAGTCAAAAACTGCTTTACCGGTGTAGGCATACGTCGGATTTTTCGAGCGGCGCGCCAGCGAGCGTAAACCGTGAATACTAACGATTGGCTCTAGCTTTTCGACCCACTGTCCGCCTACTTTCGACCGTTGATAAACCGCATAGATTTCTTTCTTGAGCGGATTCAGATTGTATTGTCGGCATACCAGCATAAAGTACGCCAAGTCCTCCATCGGACGAATCTTACCGAGCTTGTCGACACCTAGTAAATTTCGGTGAATATTGCCAAGTACCTTTTCTTTATTCAGTCCCAGCGCCCAGTCACCGACATATTTTGCTATGCCAGCATACTCTTTCTTGACACTAGGCTTCGCGACTTTCAAGCTGCTCTGTTCTTTCATTTACTCCTTCCTTTCTCAATCGGCGAGAAGCACTGCACTCGCACTGGTTTAACCATTCCTGAACCTAGGTAGAGCATGTCACCCTTGCCGAGTAACCGCTCGCCTCCGGATTCATCTAGGATGATTTCCGAGTTCTTAGCGGTCGCTACTCGCAGGCAGGCTTTAACTGGACAGTTAGCTTTAATTATTGGTGCTACAATGTCGGCGCTTGGTCGTTGAGTAGCAATAATCACATTGATGTTCGCTGAGCGACCTTTCTGCAAGATTCGTGCCAGGTTGGTCTCTAATTCCTTTCGAGTATCCCTGGTGTAGTTCTTAAATTTCGGCTCGCCATTCTTCTTATAGCCGTCAACAACCTGTTCGACCACCTTGCCGGTCTGCATAACCAGGTCAGCGTATTCATCGATAATCAACACTTTGCGTTTTGCGTCAACCTGCTTCTCTCGATAACGTTTATCCATTAGGCATGTCAGATGTTCAACCAGCCTCAGTGCCTGCTCGACTTCCGATATCACTTCCTTCCCTAAATCCTCAAAATCCAAACCTTTCATATCGACGATTATCACCTCGCAATCATCTAGGCTCTGAATGATATTACGCAAGAATACCGATTTACCACTACCAGTTTGCCCGCCAATCAGCATGTGCGGCATTTTGGCAATATCGTCATAAATAACGTTATTCATAGTATCGACGCCAATCGGAATCTGATGACTGCTGGCTTTACCGTCGAAAGTCGGGAACGATTGCTCGTGTGGCACTTCAATGCCGATTGTTTTTGTGCCGTATATTGGCGCGATAACCCGCACAGCGTCAGAACCGAGCGCCAGCGACAAATCGTCACCCATAGTAGCGATTTTTGACATTTTAACGCCACGATTTGGTCTAAACATGTACGTATCGACCGTATTACTTTTTATTACCTTTTCGATCCGTACGCCGATGCCAAATTCTACTAATTTCCCCTTTATTAGATCAGTTTCCGAACCATCATCGCTAGCGATATCTTCAGCGACGACCGTATTGACTGGCGCGAACTTTTGACGGCGCTCTGTTGTATGAACTGTTCGTACACTGATACCTTCCATTTGCGCCACGATGTGCATTGACTGTGCACCGTTCATCATGTCGCGCGGATTCGGGAAGTACGTCGCGTCTGGATTATCAACATAATCACTGACTGCCTTAACCACACGTCCAATTACATCGTTGGCTTCCTCAACACCGTGGCGATCAAGCACATAATCTTTGATTTGAGGCATGCCGTCGCGGTTGATAGTTTTCTTGACTTCCTTGAAAACAACGCGACTGACAGGCTTCTTATATTTGAACTCAATCAGCTGCACGTAGATCCAGGATTGAATCAGATATGCCCAGTTTTCGGTGTCTTCGTCAGAGTATGACGTAACACTTTTCCAATCGATTATTTCCAGCGCATCGCCCAAATCACGAACCACATCAATGTAACCTTTCATCGGAATCTTTTTGTTACGAATTAATAGCTCGCACTCGACGCGATCTTCAATCGCCAAGATATCGTCATATGTCGGCAGCTCATTGATAACGATAGTCGACAATTTTTGGTATTGGTCGATGATTTTCTCGCGACTGCCAGTCTTGCCGTAGTCAATTTCGTAGTCTGCTACGTTCTCGATTTCCTGCAAGCCCGACTGAATCGCTATCTCAAACGATTGACCTTTTAGCCGTTCCTCAATCATCTTATGCATTGCTTTGCCGACAACCAGTGCTGGACTGGACGGTTCGTCGTATACCTTTGCTATATAGCGCTTCTTGAATTGAATTTGATTGTTCAAGAAACACATTATTGCCGAGTGGCTTAGTGTTATACGTTCCACTTATGCCTCCCCCGCTAATACACGGTCGAGAAACGTCGGATCGATTAGGTTTTCTAATTTCTCCAAAATCTCACTTTCACTCATTTCACTTTCTCCTTAAAAATTTAGTAACATTTCACCTTACCATTCAGACATACGCTCCACGCCTTCCATCCACTTGAATCCCACTTACTGCGTGCCGCATAAATCTTATAAGCGAGCGCCACATTGTGCTCTGGCTGGTATCGACTGTCCGTCGCGTCGTGTATTGAATTGACTTGAAACAACCCAGCGTCATTCGTGCCGTTCGTGTTGCGTCCCAGTGCGTTTGCTCGGCAGCCACTCTCAGCCTTCATTACCGCCATAGCGATATCCACATTCCAGTCGTATTTAGCGACCAGCGGTCGAAACCCCTCGCAGACATCTGCGCCAGCTGCCTCCACAGCAGCTTTTGGCGGCGCAGATGTATGAGCTTCGACCGCTGCGACCTTAGGCTTCAGTAGCGCCGGTCGCACGCTCGCTACTTTACGGCTTTTAACTGCTGAATCTGCTCAGAGATTCTTGTTTCCAGCTGGCTATTCTTCGATTCCTGGTACTTCACCCCCAGTCCGAATCCAACCACGCTAGCGATTAGCGCCACGATGGTGATGGTTTTAATGCTTTCAATAACGTTTTTCCAATTGATTTTTTTCAT